CAAAAAAGAGAAGAGCGTGTAGCAGGATTTTTAGAAGGTTTGTGGGGGGTATGTTGCCACAAATTACCGGTCAGTTATGGCCTTGATTATTGGATAGAATCAAAAAATATGTCGTACTGGTGTGAAGTAAAATGTCGTACATTCCCAAGTACAAAGTATGACACTTTTATTCTATCTGCTAATAAGTTACGGAAAGGATCTTCTTTTGCAGTTGCAACAGGAGTGCCTTTTATAACCGTATATGCCATGACTGACGGTATCTATATGCACAAATGGATGCCAGATTTTGTTTATGATGTGCGTATGAATGAGATGGAAGAGCCTATATATGATGAGGATTGTGAGCCGTACATACACATACCAAAAGAATATTTAACTTGTCTTAGTGATAAACCGCTAGGTATGGATAGAGATGAGATCGGTATTATATAACTGGTCTACGGAATAAATCTTCAGCAAACTGTCTACGAGCCTCTACATCTTCAGGAAATACATTTTGGGGTCTTGGCACACTTCTTACTTCTGGCAGTTCTACTTGAGTTTGTGTAGGTGGTCTACGTATTTGTTGAATCTCCTTTTGAGCCTCTTGAAAGCTAGGATCAGATAATATTCGATCTATTAAAGGATTAGTTTTTTCTAAAGCAGTTCTTGTTCCGGTATCTAATCCACGAGCTGAAGCTTGTAATACACCAGTTTTAAATGCATCTAATAGTTCTGCAATAGAGCCTTTATCTGTTTTAGTAAACAATTTTATTGTAAAAGGATTTGATAATAAAAATCTACCTACGTATAGTCCAGCTAAAGTAGGTAATGCTGCCATAGGGGCAAATAAAATACTTGCACCAATACCAGCTGCTACAATTCCACCAGCTCCTGCACCCCTTCCAACCTCACCTTTAGTCGCTATATCGATTGTGTTTGCAAGCTGTTTTAAGCTTTGTGTAGTTTCTTTACCGAACATAGCTTCTAATGTTTCATCACCATATTTGGTTAATGCATTTTGCAAATTTCCAGGCTTAAATACATCTGTAACGTTTCCATTACCGTTAAATCCAAAATCTATCGAATCTTCAAGAAATCTTACAAAACTAGCATCTTTTAATTCTTGAAAAGTTGCTTCATCTAAAATATTTTTTAATTCTTCTATGTTGTTTGCATTACGAGGTCGGAAAACTGTAAGCACAATATCATCAACCGGTCTTTCTGATAATCTAGATAAATTTATGTTTCTTTCAAATCTTTCTAATTTTAGCGCTTCATCACTTTGTCTTTTCAACCCATCTATAAATGCTCGACCTTGAGCACTACCGCCTAGTCCTGCGTTGTCGGTAAATTGTTGTATAAGTTCTTTAACGCCACTAGCCTTTAGCCTTGGATCTAGTTTTCTAAGATCTGCTACGGTTTGCCTAAATAAATTAGCAGTGCTATCTCCTGCCATATCTGAAAATAATACATCTAATTTACCAGGATGTGTTCTTTCAAAATTTTGTAAAGTTTTAGCAAAGTGTGCAAAATTTATCTCACCTGGCCTGCTTCTAACATCTGTTGCCTCTCTAAAAGCATCATAAAACAATCTCTTTTTAATTTGTGATTTAGCCCTTGAAGATGTTATTGCCTCACTTTCTTTTCCAGACTTAGCTAAATAATTATCATATTCATCTAGTGCTTTGAACAAATCTTCAAAATCAGCTCTAGAGCCTTTATATACTAATTTTTCTAAAACCTGATCAGCATCAAATGCACCTGTTTTTCTTGCATCTGCTGCAATTTTTTTAATAATAATATTGTCAAAGGGTGACATAAGTTCAACATTTAACCTGTTAGCATCACGTAATTTTTTAAGTGCTGCATTAATTAAATTTGCATCACTAGAAGATATATCAATACCATCATCAGCGGCTTGCAGTATCATATCTCTTGTACCAGTTTTTTCTAATTGAGTTAAAATACTGTCACTACCGCCAATATCAGAGTCATCAAACTTACGCAACACCGCTGCAAGTTTACGGTTCTTAAACTGCGGATCAATAGAGTTTGTGTTTTTATTTATTTCTGAAATAACATTTCTAATTTGTGTAATATTAACGTTATTTGAGTAAGTTCTTATTTCTAAATCATCTAAGAGATCGTCTAATCTAGTTATAAAAGAAGCATCTATATCCTCCTCTGGAACACCTAATTTCCAAGCAGGGTTATCGTCTTTATATTTTTTAATTATATCTTTGGCTTCTTGTACTTTTTTGAAAGTAACATTATTAATAACTTTTGCGACAGGTTCATTTGCATCTTTCAAACCTTTAAATATTGCATCAACCGCATCATATTCATCACCTCTTCTTTTTATTGCTAGTTTCTCAGCATCAAATAATGTGTCTTTGAAAAGTTGACCAAACTCTCTTGTGCCTAAAGCACCTTTATCACCTCTGTATGGCCCAGTTTTAAATAAAGCATCAGCCATATTATCTACAAGATTTACTAACTCTTTAGATGCTTCGTACTCAGTATCTCTCAACCCTTTTGCAAATATTTCAATACTTTCATCAAGATCAGCTTTTACACCAGCATCTACTAAAGACGATAAATCAGCTGTTTCTTTATTAAGCATATTGCCTATTTTTTTTGTTTCAGTCATTAAATAATCGATATTTGGTTGTTGCCTTACGCTAGGAATGACTGCCTCTTGCACTTGTTGAAATCTTGCAGGTATCATTCTGCCTTGCGCAGCTTGTGATGCTAAAAAGGCTTGTGAAAAACCAGTAAAAATTTTACCCTCTTTTATTGCTTTTTTTATTTCTGCTTCAGTTGCTTCTCTACCCAAATCTATATCTAATTTTTTTACATCATCTACAGATCTTTTTTGTGCCATCTGATATAAAAGACGTAAATTTGAAGTGGGTTCTTTTGCTCCAATAACCGATCGTATTCCTAGCCCTAAACCTTCTCCTATGGCTTGTCCTGCCACACCTATAGTAAATTCTCTTCCAGCAAGTTTTGCTATATCGCCAGCTTCTTGTAGTTGAAATCCTTGCACATAATCGGCGGCTTCTTCAGTTAATTTACCACCAGCTGAACCTACTCCAGATGCAAGCAATCTGCCAAGCCAAGCCCTATTACCAGCCAAAGCTGTTAAGCCCTTCAGAACTTTTAATTGTGGAGACAAGGCAGCTATAGCACCTAAAACGGGACCAGCGATTCCTATCATATCTGCTAAATCGCCAGATTTGAGATCAAATGTCCTTTCATCAATTATTGTATTTATTGCTATTTTTTGACCGTCATTTAAAGTTCTTGTGCTGTATGGTAGCCCTAAATCTAACAAACCTTGTGGGGTAAGAGCTAATTGTCCTTTAGAGTTTCTGGTAAAACCCTTAGACCCAACTTCATTTCTTAATACTGCTTCTTGCTCAAATACATTTTCTGCTCTAGCTAATTTTCTTCGTAGTGAACGTATGGGAACACCAGTATCGTAGTCAAAGTAAATTTTATCGTAATCAACAGCTAAAGTGCCTTTAGCAATATCTGCTTTTACCATTTTTCTAGCATCATCTGCTGTTTGAGCCTCAACTATTTGGGATAATCCTGGCCCAATATTTACTCTGAATTTTGGCATTAGCTATCTTCTAAATTTATATCTATTACATCTGTACTGTCTTGCACTTGATCTGGGTCAACACCATACGTACCAGTGATTATTGCCTCTATAATTTGTTGATTACCTCTAAGAGTAGCGCTGTCAATTCCAGCATCTTGTAAGAAGCTAGTGTTTGATATTAATGCATTTCTTGTTTTGATTTGATCAAGTTCAAACCTTTCTTTTGTATCTTCAAGTTTTTTCAAAATAACTGATAGTGGTGTAAATGTAGTTATTTCACCAAAAACTTCTGCTGCTACTTGTCTGTCTAAATTCGATATTGCTCTTCCCGCCTCTTGCAAACTAGCCCTAATGTTTTGTTGTGATAAAACTTTCAGTATTGCTTCACCTTTGGTTCTTGAGTCTAAATCATCAAACTCCACACCCTCATTAGCATTAACGGCAGTTAGTATCTGTGTTAAAACCTTACCGAATAAACCTTGTAGACCAGCAGCTGATCCCGACTGTCCTGAATTTTTTATAGCTGATATTGCTTGATCTATACCTTTTAAAGATGTGTTAGTTGATTGGTAATCTGCAATATTATTTCCTAGTTCAATATCAACTTTACGCACAGCCTCTCGGTCAGAAACTTTTATTTTACCTGCTTCAATTTGCTTTGATAGAAGATCTGCAAGTTGTTCTTGTTCAGTTGCTCTTTGAACAGCTATTTCAGCAGCAGCAGCAGTAGCACCTTTGGCTAATCCAGAACCCATACCTTGACCTCCAGGTTGTCCCTCTGCTACTAAACCAGCACCTACATTACGCAAAAATGTCATAAATCTTGGTGTGCCAAATAAAGGTGATCCAGTATTATCTTGATTGCCTTCCCCCCCATCATCTTTGTCGCTATCATCTTTTTCACTAACTTGTGGAACGTATACACCTTCACCTGTGTTTAAACCGTCCTCAACAGTTGGTTGGAATATAAGCACCTTGCCATCTTCTGTTTTTCTTAACGGTACGTATCCTTTGTTTGTATAAATTTCTGTTTGTCCAGCATCATTAATTCTTGTACTACCAAACTCAGGATCTTCTGGTTTTTCGACGACTTCACCAGTTTCCTCAACATTTGTATCGTTCAGCTCATCTAACCTAGCTTGAATAACGTCTGGTGGTAAATCTTGTGGCTCAGTATCTAGTAAAAATGATCCACCAACTAAAGCTGCGGGAGCTGCATACTGAGCTGTAGTTATTGCTGAAGGTTTTAAAGCTACACCAGTATCTATTATTTCACCTGCGGAGGTAGTAGCTGTTGTTCTTTTAAATGGACTCAGTTTGCCTAATCTTTCACCTAACTTTAATCTATTACCAACAAAACGCAATCCCCTAAAGGTAGGAATAAGAGATGCTGCGCCAATAGCAGTCCCTCTTGCTCTAGCAATAGCTTCGTTTTGTTTTTGTATTGCGTATGCTTCTGCCGGGTCTCCAGTAGGTGAAAGATTTATGTTAACTTGTTCTTCTATAGTTTGTAATGTATCTGGGTCTACTGACACACGAACTACTGACTTAATAGGACCTTGGGTTGTTTGGACTTCTCTTACCTCAAATCTTGGTTCTTGAGGAGGTGTAGGTGTTACCTGATCAAAAGATATTGGTGTTATTAAAGGAGAAATAAAAACCATTAAGATTGTCCTTTTTGTGTATTCATGTAAGCGTCAAAAACAGAACCTGTTTGTGGTGCTAATGAAGCATATGTGTTCAAAGCAGCGCCTAGCCCTAGAGCTGTTGGGTCTCCTGGCATACCATAACTTGTACGTAGTTTAGTTCCAGCAGCTTGATAACCGGGTAACAATCCACCTATACCACGTAATATATCTAGCGGTCTGTATAGCTGACTTATGTCTCTGCCATATTGTCTATCAAACTCACTAAGACCTGTTCTCTGAGCTTCACTAAAGCCTCTTTGTCTAATGTTAGCTAATTCCTGAGCTAAACCTCTACCGAGTGCTTGTTGACGCTCATCAGCAGTTAGTCTAGCTCTAGAGCCAAAGGCAGATAAACCGCCTCTACCAATATCTTGTGCCCTTGCAGCAATATCTCGTTGCTCTCCAGCCTTAATTACATCCTCTATAGTTTGTTGTACGACTTGATCCTCAAACGGGTTGAAGAACTTTTCTGTCATACTTGGATCGTATTCAGTCCCTGGTGCTTGTGCACCTAAAAGATTAGCACCTACTTGTTGTAGTTGGTTAAAAAATCCTGGTTGATCTGGTGTTCCAAAATACAAAGCACGTAATAATGGATCACTTATCGTTTCATCAGCAATCTGACTCATAATTATGGGATCAATCGTATTAGGAGCCTCAGGCATAGTTTGTGTAGGTGATGGTGTAACTGGGTCATCCGTTGTTGCAGTAGTTTGATTAGTGTTTTCGGCTGTAGGCGACCCTGCCATAACTCCGACTTCTCCAGTTTGCTCAGGTGCACTTCCAATACCTGTGTTGCTAAATCCTGGTGCACTAGATAGAAGATCGCCACCAGTCTCATCAAATGTTGGAGATCCGCCTGCAAACACCATATCATCACCTCTAACTAAAGGTTGTAAAGTTCCCATTTGTGATAAATCAGGAGGTGCAAAGCCCTCTGGTAAAGATAACGGCATATTGTTATTTTTTTGTTGTTCAAAGTCTGCTGGCGGTATAAAGCGTTCTCCTCTTTCGTTAAAGGTAGGTGATCCACCTGGGAAAACTCTTTGATCTCTAGGACCTCTACCAGTTCTTCCAATTGATATTGGACTTTCTACTGGTCTGCCTACAACAGTATCTGTTGGTGGGGTAAAAGGTATTGATGGACCAACAGGCAAAGCAGAAACTATGTCGTCTGCTGGAAGGCCAGTTGTAAATTCAGGTGTTGGCAAACCTTCAGGTACAGGTAAAATTCCTGCCTCTCTTTCTCTACCACCAATAGGAGTTATAGAACCTGGAGGTGTTACAGGGCCTACTGTTATAGGTTGTGGTGGAGATATATTTTGTGGAGGTGCTACGGGTAAGACATTAGCTGGTGGTCTTGTGGTGGGGATGCCGCTAGGCACAGGAACGGGTCCTCCTTGTACTGGCATAGGTCCTTGCATTACGGGTGGTATAGTCGGCATGCCACCTGGTCCCCCTATAGACACAGGAGGTAACGGCCTACCAATATTTGTTGGTGGAGCTACTGGTCTACCTATAGCAACACCTCCACCTGGACCACCTATGGACATAGGAGGTAACGGTTTACCTATACTAGAAGGGGGTGGTGGGACTGGTGCCCCTATTGCGGGTGGTGGTTGATTAATTGGTAAGGTTTGTTTTGGCAAGCCACCAGTTAAGAAATTGGTTGGTGGTCTTGAGGCTATCTCATCACCAAAACCATTCATTTCAACTAAGGGAGAAGAAACACCTGGCATAGCTTGTATTGGAAAGACACTTCTAATCGGCTGTTGATTAGTATTAGGAGTGCTGCTTCTATCTAGAAAAGATGGGGTCCTTATAGCTTTTTTTGCTAAATTTTTGTTAAATAATTTTTTAAATAATGCCATTATGATAACCTCTTATCAGTATCTTCAAACATGTCCATAAGCATACCTAAATTTTTGGCACCTTTTTCTCTGTTTGGTTTGCCGTCTGGTGTAAGCATAATCGAATCTTTTGATTTAGATATATCAAAAGCACCAGCGCCATTATTAGCTGATGCGGTAAATACATATTCACCATCACTTAGCATAGCAGGTATATCATCAGATGTGCCTGTCCCAATACCTATTGTTGGCCCACCTACTTGACGGTAATCTAATTCAAATAAATCTGGATTTAGTGCACCTCCTTTTGCAAATCCTGGTCTGCCCTTTGCTGTACCGCCGTATGCTGCCATTCTTCTTACGCCTAAATCAAAACCTTGATATACAGGTTGCGCCATTAAATCTGGTCGTCTTGATGCTCTTATGTCACGTAAGCCACCTTCTCGTTTTTCTGCTTGTTTTTTAACTGCTGCTCCGTAAAGTGCAGCTAGTGCAGCTAATCCTGCGTTACCACCAAGCATACCACCTTGCCCTTGTCCTATTTGACCAAGGCCACTTAATAATCCGCCTTGTTCTCCTGTTCCTAAAAATGTATCTCGTAATTTTGGGCCTATTCCTAAACCAAATAAACCTTCTCTTTGTGGTGCGATAGGATTATTGTTTTCATCAAATGAGTACCCCATCTGCTGTAGCTCAGATCTTGTAACTATACGTCCATTAAGCTCATATTGAGGCATACCAAAATCATCAGTAGTCGTAGTCACTCCACCTGTCATTTGACCAGACCCTAATCGATCACCAAAAATGTTTTTAAACAAGCCTCTATTATCTTCTCCAGGCAAAATAAATTCTTTTCCTGCGCCTAAAATATTTCTAAAAGTCCCATCTGCACCAAAAAATTTACCTGAACTTCCTTTCAACCCTTTTAGACCTTTTAATCCACCCCCAGAACCAGAACCTGCAAACTTAGCGCCTAAGCCAGCTGTTAAACCGCCTAGTAATGCATCCTTAGTATCCATACCTGATGCTTTTCCTGCTACCGCTGTTAAAGCACCTTTAGCAATTGGACCTATACCTGGTATAAAACTAACAGCAATAGGCGCAACCTTTTTTACTACATTTTTTATTTTTTTAAATACCTTTGATAAAAAACCAAACTGTTGTAATCCAGTTAATTGATTGATCTGGCCGTTGCCTACAACATATTCTTGTGGATTTAGACCAACAGCCTGCATATCTCTGTTAATTAATTCTTGTGTAGTATTGCTAATAACTGGTGGAACTACCATCTCGCCTGGTGCGGCGTGAACTATTTGTGTATCCTCTAGTTGTGGTTGTGCTAATTTATCCTGCATATCTCCTTCCATAGTATTTGTTATTTTAGCGTAAATACTTAAAAAGTATGTTTATTTTCCAAAATTAGCAAGTTTGATAGATAAAGCGCCGTTATTTGTAACAGTCACCTTACCTAGTGCGCTTGTTGCCTCTAGTCCCTCGTTGACTAAAGGTTCGCCTATATTAACCCATTCTGAGCCAGTATAGACCTGCAACACCTCAAGTGTTGTATTCCAGATTATACTACCTGGATTGAAATTTAAGGTTTCTAACTCATTTTCGCTTACTTGACGAGTATTATCAAGGTTTACTGCACCTAAATTTATCTCTAATAATCTTATTAGACGGTTAAAAACTTCAGGAGTTACCTCAGATTGTGCTAATGGTAACTGCGTTGGAAGCAGTTTGCTCATCTTTTACCGTCTGCTTTTATGTCTATTCTAGTAGCACCTAAGCGCCAACCTACACCTAAATTACCATTATTTTCAGCATCATCATTAGACTCAATACGTAAGGCCATTTGTCTCGCTCTAGCCCTTATAAAAGACTGTTGTGTGCTACTGTTTACCTCATTTGTAGAATTAGTTGATAAACTATCCCCAGGAAAGTTCCTAGTTTTTACCACTACATTAACAGAACAATTGTTTTCATCTTCGATAAATTTAAAATCAGGTATAATTCTACGTGCAAAAGCAAACTGTTCTCCATCACCCAAATCAAAGTCTGAACTTTCAATAAATACACCAGTCATAGGTGATCCGTCGTCGTCAAAACCAATTTCTTGCCTAAAAATATAGTTGTTGGAGGCAGCTCTAGGGTAGTTTTCAATACCTGAATCTAGCCAAGCTGTTCTTGATAACTGACCATAAAACCAAATTTGTTCTACATAATTGTAAATAACGTATCTGTCTATTGTGTTACTATTCTTTGAACAATAAAACCAACCTACTTCATTTTTATCTTTTATAGTAAAAGCATGTATCTTAAAGGATTGTGATAGATTAATATCGTTAAATACATAATTATGAACTGAGCAAGGTAAGGTATTAACAGACCCATTATAAAAATAAAAGTTGTTGTAACTCATAAAAAATACTGCTGATGGAGCTGTAACTGCTGCTTTTGGACCAACTAAACCAGTACCTTCATTAATAAGATTTATAGCAAAAGTAAATGGTGGACCAATAAACTGCATACTATACAAAGAAGTGTCAGTCCAAATAAGTATTTCTTGTCGTGATTTTACTGCTCCAATTATGGATGAGCCAGATGATAACCTTAGAGAACCAGCTGTATTAGTAGATTTTGGCTCAAACTCTAACGCATTTTCTTGATCACTAAAAGCAACTAACATAGGATCTATTGTGCCTGTTCTAGAGCTACCGCTGATTGGATCAGCACCTAGGATTATTAAATGTCTATCTACCTCTGATGTAATTACTTGAAGCCCCTTTGTTGGCACTAGATTTGCACCTGATACTTGTGATAATTCAACAGCTCTAGTTGATGTACCGTTTGATTCTAACCACCTAAAAATACCTGCGTTTCTTTGATTAATAATTAAATCTTCACCAAAATTATCATGTGTCCAAATTCTTAACTGGTTTGTATCTGATAAAGCTGCGGCTTGACCAAAGGCTCCCTCGCCCCAGCCATTAAGTCCCCAACCAGTTCCAGGTACATAAACATCTAACCCAACATTAACTTGATATGTGCCTACTACGGAGGAACCGCCATTACCACTATCGGAAGAATTTGCTGTAATTGCAGAACCAGAAGTATCTTTTGCTAAAACTTTATAGCTATTTGCATTTACCACAGTATCTATCTGATATTCTTGATTTAAAACTGAAGCAGTAACATTTCCACCTAGAGATACGGCACCACTAAATGTAACAAAATCATTTTTTACCGCACCATGCGCTGTGTCAGTAACAGTTATTTCAGAACTACCATTTGTTGCTGAAAATGTTACATCACCTGCGCTAGTTGTAGATCTGATGGGAGTAATGTCATGAAAGATACTGCCGTCTTGAATATAATATTTTAGATGTGTGCCTATACCAAGATACTTCGTGCCTTCTAATGCAATCCAAGCATGTAAGGCTCGTGCAGTGCCTAAATACGTGCTATCAGTATTTTTTTCCCAACCTGCAAATTTTTCTGGTCTGCCTTTTCTAAACCTGACCAGATTGCAGTCAAACCAACCGCCTTCGTTATCGTATGCGGTACCTTCTCTATTTATGCCTGGTCTGAAAACTGTTTTTTGCAAGGGCATGCGCTAAACCTCATGCCATTCTTTACCTTCAAACAGTAAAGATTCTGCTAACCTTCTTCGCTCCAATCCCTCCAAAACTTTACCAGCAGCTTTATTCCATCTCTTGATTTGTGTCGGTACCTCATCTTTCTTGTTATCGTTAAGAACTTTTAACATAGTTGAGTTATTCAGATTAGTTGGACCTAAGTTGTATGTCCAAGCAACTAAAGCATCAAATTCATTTTGATCTAGCGGCACTAATACTGCGTCACTTACGTATGCTCCATATACAGGCAGCTCTTCCTCCAACCATTTATCTGCTTGTTCCTGCGTACATGTATCCCCTTCTTTTACGTTTTTAGTTCTACCGTATCCAATAGTCCAAACCCCTGCACTACATTTATAAGCTTCAAGTTCACAACCTTCAAACTTTTTTATTAATTGCTTACCCTCTTCTGAAATCTGCATGTTACTCTCCTTTATCGCCTGAGTGAGACGCTCCAAAATAGAACGAAATAATAGCACTTGCTAATCCTCCTAAATATCCCAATACAAGATTTATTAAAGCCTCAGAGTTTTGTTCTGGTGGTTGTAGCGTTACCAAGAATATATAACCTAAAAAACCTCCAATAGTGGCTATACCTATAATTCTTGCTGTCCAATCTTTACTAAACATACCTCTTGCATTTTGTTTATCTTCTGTCTCAAGCTTGAATACATCAACCTCAAGTTCTTTCATCTTTACTTTAAAATCTTGCTCCGCTTGTTTAATTTGCATCATTTGTTCAGGTGTAGCGTTTTGTATTGCTGTTTGTATATCTTTTGGATTGTTTGCACAACCAAGCACATCTGCAATCATATTACCCGCCATACCGCCCATAGGACCACCTAATGCAGTTCCAATAGTAGGTGCTACTTGACCTAGAATGCCTTTGATTAATTTTTTCATAATATCACCGTAGTAAATACTGCTATAGCTAAAGCACCAACAAAACTAAAAACACCAAATGTTGCCATTCTAATAGTTGTATTTATAGATGCTATTTCTTGCTTAATATCTGCAAACTCGTTGAAAGCAGTTTTCCAACGCTCTGCGTTTTCTTTTTTTGATACAGCTAAATCCTTAGCTACGTCTTGAACTGTTAGTCTTTTGTTAACCATATTATCTTATAGTATATATTGCTAAAGAGTGTTTTTTACCTTTAACTTTAATTGGTTTAAGTAATTCTAACTTAAAATTAGTAGATTTTTTAGTGTTATGCCCTATTATTAAATCTACGCCTACCTCTTTAGTTGCACTTTCAAGTCTTGCAGCTGTATTTACTGCATCCCCAATTGCACTATAATCAAATCTTGTGTCGCTGCCCATATTACCAACACAAGCTTCGCCACTGTTAATACCAATACCAATATCTACACCTATATTTGCTTCTTTCATATCCTGCATTATTTTTAGAGCTGCTTCTATAGCCATATCTTCATGATAATCCAAATCTATTGGTGCGTTAAATATTGCCATCATTGCATCTCCAATATACTTATCTACCATACCGCCATATTTTTTTACAGCATTAGACTGTATTGTTAAAGCTCTGTTCATGATATGGGTAACTTCTTCAGGTTCTAAAGTTTCAGATAAAGCGGTAAATCCACGCACATCAGTAAATAAAAAGGTGCAGTATCTTTTTTCGCCACCAAGTTTAAGTGCTTCTGGATTTTTTTGTAAGTGTTTAACTTGTCTAGGATCTAAATAATGTTCAAATTGTTTTTTTATCTGCTGACGTAATTTGTATTGCTTTCGATAGTTTATATAGAAAGCTGTTGCGCTTGTGAGCACTTGCGATACAAAGGTCCAGGTAAAATCTAATAAAATTCCCTTTTTGATAAAAAAAACGCTTGAGAAGCCGTTGGTGAGCAGTAAACCACCAGCCAGACTTATACCCTTGACCACACCAAGATAATTGATTGAGAGCCACGTCAGAGTGACAAAAATCGCAAAAATTAAAATTTCCAACGCAAAAGCAAAATCTGGTATGTATGGACTATCAGGAATCAGAATTGACTCAGATAATGCCGCTTGAATCTTGTGTGGTTCTAATAATCCAACAGGCGTAGAAATTTGCGGCATGATACCGTTAGCTGTCACACCAATAAAAACAAACTTATTAGCAACATCTAGTTCTTCTAATGTTGTTTGTGGTGTGTCGACCCAGCTAATCCATTTACGTCCAAGACTGTCTGTTTTAACAGGAGCTAAACCTTGTACAGTTATTTCTTCTATACCATTATCATTAGTTTTTATAATGTAAGTATTATTACCAGCAAGCATTTTCATTACTTCAGTACCAAAGGCGGATACAAAACCATCTGGAGTTCTTAGTAAAAGTGGTATTCTGCGAACTAACTGATCAACGTCTACGGGAGCAGTAGCAATACCTTGATCCGCAGACAGTTTTAGTACATCAATATTCTGCACTACTCCCTGACTCATCATACCACCTACATCAGGACCCAGTAAAACTACACCTGAGGTTTTAGGATATGATCCGTTTGGATTCTCAAACATAGCAAGGACAGAACCACCGTAACTTAGAACTTCTGCAAAAACTTCATCGCCTCCCATACGATCTGGTTGTGGAAAGGATATAACCCACCCAACACCTAGAGCTCCAGCATTTAAAATATCTACATGTATTTCAGCTAATCTTTGTCTGGGTAAGGGCCAACCACCCTCATCTGCTATAAACTCTTCATCTAAGTTTAATATGGTAAAAAAGTTGGATGGCTCCTTTTGTTCTACAAAAGCGTCAAAGAATTTAAGTTTTAGTATTTCTGTAGGCTGGCTTTGAAATATAAGTGGTAGTGATAGTAAAGCAAACAAACATATAAATATTTTATATTTCACTGGCTTTGTTTAATAGTAATAATACTACTACTGCCTCCGTTCACTTTGATAGTTTTAGAAACACCATCTTGTATAAAAATTACAGTATAACTACCGTTAGTATCTAAATCTACTCTAGCCGTATCATTTACACTTCTTATTAATGTAAGTTTTTCACCATCTATAAAAGATATTATTTGTGTGTCTGGGTCTTGTCCAAATTGAGTTCCTGTAAGGCTAATAGATCCTATATCTTGTGTAAGTTGATCCTCTTCCTCAGCTATCTCTAGTGCATCTATGACATCAAGCAAATCTTCTAAAAAGTTTACATCTAGATAGTTTATATCCAACTCTGTAAACTCTAGTTCAGCTTCATTATCTAAAAAATCCTCATCTAAATAATCAATATCTAAATCATTAAAATCAAGAATACTATTTGACTTCACAATAATTTCTTCCCCCTCTACCACTACTTCTTCAGGTGGTGAAACTATCAGCATGTTATCAATTAACTCTAGGGTAAGATCTAAAATTACCGGTTTTGATGGAGCGCTTTCAAAAACATTTACTGTTGTAGCTTCAAAAGGTTTGTTAAGTATGACACTACCAGCCGCAGTTATGACTTCTATCTCTCCGCTTGATATACCGTATTTATCTGGCAGTAATATAATTAATGATTCTCCTAACTCATTGACGGTTGCTGTAAAGTCAGTGCCACGTATAGCAATATTTGCAGTTGGAGTTTGTAAAGAAATATTTTGTTTATTGATGCGGTTGAGATTACCAGTTATAAATCTAGTGGTGCCTAAGGCAAAGGTAAGAGCCATCTTTGATTTATCTGGATCAGGATCAAAAATGTATTCGTTTATTAAGAGTTGTGAGTGTTCTGTAAGTTTTACCTGGCTGTCATCTAAAAACTTAATAGCCATACGGCCATTATTAGTTATAGCCTCATCATTAGTTTGTATACCAAAATTTACTGTAGCGTCATAAGGTTGATCTCTGACAACACTAGCAGAGCCTGAGAGCTCAGATATATCTCCTATATCAACAGCTTGTGCTTGTACCTTGGTCGTTTTGAGTAATACAAATATTACTATTAGAAGTATTTGTAATAAGCTTAATATAGTCCCTTGCAAGCGTTGAAGATTGCGTAATATCAAGTGTGTTTGAACTACCATCTAAATCTAAGTAAAAATATCCACTATCAGCGGAAGTAGTACCAGCATAGCCACTACCACTAAAATTAATTGTGTTACTGCTACCATTAACATCTACATAGTTTATCGCATTTGCGTAATCTATATCAAAATCAAAAGCATTACTGCCGCCTGTAATAATCCAATCTAAATCTAGATAAGATGCATCATCATCCTCTGCAATAGCTAAATCAAACGTGTTGCTTGATCCGGTAACATTAATATTCATATTTATATAATCAGAGTCTATAAGACCTGTACTGTCCATAAGAATGTCAAAAACATTACTGTCGCCTGTAAATTCAAAAAATCCAGTAAAATTATCACCGTCTATAGCGTCTGATCTAAAAACGTTTGATGCACCTATTTGATTGATGTCAAGTATCATTGACACTCCATCTAAGTCTAGAGCCGTCATGCTTCCTGTTTCTGCTGATGTCCCGCCAATAAGGTTAGAGCCACCTTGTTGCTCTAAATCTATTGTTGCTGAATTTCCTGACTGCGTTACGCTTATCTCATTATCTGCAACCAAAGATAAAGACATAAACAGTACAATATTAATTAGTTTCTTCATATTTCCAATACCCTCGTGTATTTCCTATATTTATTATTTCTAGCACTGCTCCTTCTATTGCTTTCATTAAAGCTAAGGTTGTACTTTCGTTGCGGGTGGCTCCCGTTTCTATTTCAACCAACTCTGTTCCCATCTCTATAAATTTGAAAACATCTTGCGATTGGCCATAACTATAGATAGTTTTTTGCGACATAACTTCTATTAATATCTCGCCTGTAGCTACTGATACCATTCTAAGACTTACGCTTACGCTGTCCTCCCGGTATTGCATGCTTGATCCTATTCCTAAGTATCTAGCACCTAAACCTCCAGTAACTAAGTTACTATCATAGCTTACAACTGCACCTTCTAGCAACACACCAGCAAATAGCAAGGGACCGAGCGCTTGGTTTTCTCCAAGCTGCTCTCTAGTAGACCTTATCAATTGTCTTTCTTTTGTAAGATTATCAAGACCAACTCTCTCTACTACACGAAAGAAATTACCATTAGAGGCGTGTTTCAAAGAACGAATGAGAATGGTGTATGGTGCTTGGGTGATAGCAGAAGAAAAAAGAGCAAACTCGCTATTACTTTTTCTTTGTCCAGTTTGATCAGTAAACGCTGTTGGATAAACTGCAACTACTGGTTTGACAGTAGGAGCCGGTATGTTAGCTAGTTCATGTGATTGCAAAGCATAAATACTATATTCATGTAGTCCTTTGCTTTTAAATCTGTCTGGCTTAGTATCTTTTACAACTTCTAGTATGGAGCAACTAGAAAGAGAAATCACCAAGAGGGAGTTCAATAGTAGTGGTCGTGCCATCATTTGTGTTGAATATTGTTAATATAATCATGCCGTCCTCAATCTTGTAAGATATTATATTACCTTCAAGTTCAAACTTGCCTTCAGTTGATTGTGTCTCCCCAAACATATTCTCAACTATTTGCCTTGATATTTGTGCGTAAATACGGCTTTCTAAATTCCTAATGAATCTTGCTAGTGTAGTGTTTTCTGCATCTCTTTCTAATTCGTCTTGAAGAGCTTTTATTTCCTCTTTAATAGTCATCTTACGCATATGCTCTTGATTCTCTATAGTTAGATAGTGAGAGCTTGTATTTACGCCAGAAAAAGAGGGTGATTTAAATTTAAAGGTTATAGTATCTGCTTTGATGTTTACGCTAACAATACCAACAAACAAGACTACAGCCCAAGCTATAACTATTTTGTAGTGTAATGGTAAGTTAATCTTTCCTTTGGTCATCTCTATCCGCCTTAGCAATCTTATTACTATCAATTAATTGTGGAACTCCTAGTATAGTTTTTATTAGTGTGTCTTGTCTAATAATCTCATTATCTAAACTACGTATTCTATCTATTAACGCTACTAAAATACCGTGTTGGCTATCAAGTTTCGTACCTAATCTTTCTTCAATAGCAGCTATTTGCCCCTCTACTTTTTCATCAACAGTATCAAGTTTTGTTTCCATACCGTCAACAATCCGCATGATAAGTTTGTATATAAACCAGCCAAGACCTAACGCTGCTGCTATAGGAAAACCAACCTCTTGAATTAATTGTACGGCAGACTCCATACGCTAGTAATCACCCCATACCTTAGTTTTTTTACCGCCATCATAAGGAACTGCATGCCCCTCATCTATAAGTATTTGACAAATGTCTTTACCATCTTCTGTATACGGTATACCTAAAATACGGCCATACTTACCTTTACCTAAAGATTTTACTTTGATTTTACCGGCACATAACTCTGCAAGCCTAGCTTTTGCTGCTAGGCCAAGTTTCTTTTCTGCAAGATCTCTTGTGCGAGATTCTGGGGTGTCAATCTCAGCTAACCTTACTCTTTGCTTGTGAAGCTTTACATCAAAGCCAAGATCTAAACTACAGTCAAAAGTATCACCATCTACTATTCTTTCAAGAGTTGCATTATAAACAAATGCATCTGGTGCATCAGCCATTACTTTTTACTTTTCTTTACTCTTTTGGTTGTGTAAGCCTCATTCACATCAGGAGTAGATTTATCGTCACCAACGTATCTACCTTTGTCATCACGAGTTCTTACAACTACATCTTCTGAATTTGTAACAAAATTAACTAACTTTCGCATCCACTTCATTATCGCTCTCCTGTAAAATTTCATCTGCTTGCTCTTTTGTAGAATTTACAAAAGAATTTTTAAAAACACTTAAGGCTGCATTTATTTGATCTAATTCGCTTTGTGCAGTAAATTGTTTACGACTTAAATCCTCCATCTGGTGATACAGATATCTTTGTTTTTCATTAAGATCCCTAACATACATTTCTGTACCATCTACAGAAACTACTGGGCCTTTATCGACTTCTTTTTCTTTTTTAACCATATTTATCCCCTTTTAAAAAAATTAACTTAATGTTTTAGTAACACTTGTAGGCGTTACTTTTTCAGCTATTCGTGCATCTACATTTGCTTTTAAAGCTGTAACTTCATCACTACCTAACCCAGCTTCAACCCAGCCTTGTACATCACTAGCTTTAAGATCAGACCAATTAATAAAACTTGATAGATCATCTGTACTAACGCTTTGGCTACCATAAACTGTAGCTGTTTGTGGGTTACCGTCAGCGTCCTTATTAGAACTATCAGATCCAGTTAATCGCCAGTGAACATTATGCACCACATTTGATTTGCCGCTTTTTGATGGGTATGTGTCGCATGTGCTTACATCCCAAGTATAAGATATTGCCATATTATTCTCCTTTTAAATTTGCAATTTCACTTTTTAGTGATTCTATTTGTTCTTGTTGTTCTTGAACAGCTTTTATAAGTATAGGCACAAAAACTGAGTATTTAACTGATTTTATACCCTCATCATTAGTTTTTACTAGGCTTGGAAAAACGCTTTCTAATTCTTGAGCAACGACACCAATTTGTTTGTCCTCACTACCAATTAAATTATAGTTTCGCACTTGCACTTTATTTATGTCATCAAGTTTATTTGTAGCATCAACAATATTTTCTTTTAATCTTGCGTCTGAAAGAGCGCCATAAGAGTTATTAGTGTTTTCAGCATCACCATCTCCTTTTATTCTGAACTCACCTGCATTCCCAAAAAACTGAGCCACATTAGCAGTTGCACCTACATCAATTGCACTCTTTATCCTGCCATTACTACCATTTAATAAAATACCAAAGTTAGACGAATCAATACTTGTTGATGTTGTTCCTATAGTAACTTGTCCTCCAGAATGAATCCTGATTCTTTCAGCATTATTTGTTTGAAACCTCATATAGTTTGTATCATGATCATAAAGTATTTGACCTATATTATTATCTTGAGGATCACCAAAATTTATATATCCAAAAGAAGTATTGTCTGTTGTTTGTAACTCTATACCTGCTGAAGATGCAGCAATATCTAAAGGTGCTGAAGGAGAATTTTCTCCTATACCAACATTCCCTGAAGTATCAATACGCATTCTTTCAGTATCGTTTGTGTCTATTATCAATGCATGATTGCTTGATGTGCCAATATGAGCATCTGAATTTTGAGCATATAGTTGAAGTTGACAATTATTAG